CTCCGTTTCTAAATATTTGCGTACCCTTTATACCATATATGCTCGCAACTACAAGTATCCAGAGGTTTGTGAACCATGACGGGAGCTGCGAAAACATCTCGAAGAAAAGTTTTACCTTGTCCATCGCACTTGGATCATCCGATATGACTGCCCAAGCGAGCACCACTACGGGCAAACTAAGAATTATGAGAACTGCCTCGTCTTTCCAGTCTGATTGTCGGGCTTCTAACAATTTTCCTTGGTAAGATTCCTCACCTCGAGCCATTTTTTCGGCATGCATCAATTGTGCATCAGACATTGCCATTTTTGTACGTTGTTTGTTAGCATAAATCTTACTTCCTGCAGAAACAGCTAACTTAATTGCACTCAACCACATAAATTACCTCTTTTATTCATCTCCACTTCTCAATATTTGTATGTTTGGCATCATTTGATCAGCATTTGGTAGTGTTTTTCCTAAAATTGTCTTTTCAATTGATGTATTAGCTCTTAATTTAGCTAATTCTTCGTTTTGTTCAAGTTTTTCTTCTTGATTTTGTTGATTCATCATTGCTCTCATCTTATCAAGGTCCATTCTTTGCTTACCTTCACGCTCTTTTCGATCATTTTCCATTGCTCTAAGGTCTAATTCTCTCGATCTTAGCTTAGCAATAGGGTCATTATCAAATTGTGACGTAATAGATTTTTCTTCTTTTACAAATTCTTCCATCATTTCAGCAATAAGTTGTGCTTTTCTTGCTTCAATCTGTTGACTTGTTCTCATTGACTGTTGTTGCATTTGTTGAGCCATCTGTGGATTCTGTTTCATAAGCATTTGCATCTGTTGTAGTTGTTGTAATTCATCTCTAAACTCTAATTCAATTTGTTCTTGTGCCATTAAACTAATATGTTCAAAAATATTTTTCTCTAAACTTGCCATAACCATCGGATTATTTCTCGCCATGTTTGTAGACATAAAACTTAAGTGTGACGTGATATGAGATCTATGGTCTTGACCTGGAAAAGCTTGAAAAGGTCTACCTGCTAATGCATCAATGTGCTCTAGTGCAGGATCTTTTGGCATAGGTTGCATCGGTTTGACTAAAACCGAATCAATATTTTTTACACCTAATGCTTCGTACATATTTCTATATGCTTGATACAAATTATGCATCTGTGGATTAGAAGTTGCCAGCTGCAACTCTGTTTGCGCGAGGGAAATACGCTGAGTTTGTGAAAAGATGTTGGGGTCAGCAACTGGCAATATATCTACTCGATCATCAAAGTCCGATTGTTTTATCATTCTTTGACCCCCAACTACGTCATATGGATATTCTTGTGGTAGATATAACTTGAATACTCTCGCCATTAATTGAAATTCGTTTTTAAGGGCTGAGTAAATTCTTTTGTGTATCGCTGACATAGTTCTACTTCCTCTTTCAAGTAGAGCTACTGTTGTTCCAACAGCCGCTTGTTGATTACCATCTCCTACTTGAAGGTCAGCAATTGATGCAAACCTTTGACCTGCTTGAACAACCACACCCATTAACGCTAATAATGTTTGTGATGGTTCTTTGAAAGGAAGCATCATAAATGAATCTCTTAAATTACCTCCAGGTGCATCGACATCTCTGAACTCTCCTGGTTGTATAGATTGTGCATCGTCTCTAATTCGAATACCTCGCATCTTAAATCCAGCAGGTAAGTTAGACAGGGTTCCGGCATCAAGTAACTGTCTTAATGCAGCTGTAGCTGTTCTTGATAATCCACCAATCATGTGAATTAAACCAAAACCATAGAATCCTAAACCTGGTAAAAATTTAAAGTGAACAAAATACTGAATTTTATTTTTCTTTTGATCTCCAACTTCATAGTTTCTTTTGATAGATAAAATTTGTCTTGAACCTTCTTCTAAAGTTACAATGTAAGGTAATTTAATTCCTGATGGTGAACCTGTTTGATCTACATCTTCAAAACCTTCAAGATCTAAATTTATATGACATTCTAATAAAGTATAAACATCTTCGTTTCTAGATTTTGTAACTCCTTCTAATTCTCTTTCTTTTTTTTCAACATCAGATTCTTTGTCTTGTGGTTTACCTAATTCAATATCTCTGTAGAAACCTGCAACTTGTTGTTTTCTTAAATCATTTTCAGAAACTTTAATTCGATGAATGACTGCCTCCGCATCATCTAATGAGGTAGCTGTGTACGGGACAATCAGATCATCTGCAGGGACGAACTTAGATACAGCTCGTCCTTCCACTTCGTCATAATAAACTTTTTTAAAAGTTGATCCTGACAATGGTAAGTGAAATAACATAGAATCAAACTCAGGCTCATACTCTTTCATTTGATCCATGATTTGATAATTCATGAAATCTTTTACTCGAGTTGCTTGTTGAACTTTATCTGGAGTTTGTATTCCTAAAATTTGTGTTCTTACCGGTCCATCAGCTGGGAGTAACTCTTTATAAGCGAGCGCCTGAAACTGAGTAACAGCTTCAGCAAGCACCGGGTGAGTCGCCCCCGAGGCACCTTGAAACGGTTCCGTCCTGTTGTCATATTTAAATCCTAATAAATCTAAACCTTGAGTATACGTTTTTTCCCAATCTTTTCTAGACATAGAATAATCCATATACTTCTGATTTAAATCAGAACTTAATTTCTGTAAAACATCGTCTGGTAAAAATTCTGCTAAGTTAGCGTAATGTTCATCACCTCCTTCAGGTGATGCAGCGTTTGGATCAAAGTTTATATCAACTGATCCATCTTCATTTTGAATTGTTTCAACATCTCCTGGGGACTGTTCAACCTGTTGAACTTCTTCAACAACCTGTTCTTTAATTTCTTCTTCCCCCGGGATACTAACTGTTTTTCTTGGCTCGTTTGGTAGAGCCTTGTCTATATCCGCCATTTATTTTCTCCAATTTAATTGTTTTAACAGTATTATACTTAATATTCAAGCCCTGTGGATTAGGTCCTGATTTTGGTGGTGGACCACTCTTTTTACCTTTAGAATACATTAATTTAAACCTTCTTTACCTTTGTCTGTATCCACACCAACTAACACGGGTTCGTCTCTAAAAGTTCCGGTTTCAGCATCGTATAATTCTAATTGTTCTGTTTGATATTTACCTGTAGGTTTTCCAGTTGCTGGATCAATTTCCATACTTGTTCTGTAAGAATATCTTGGATATTGAATTCTTGTTCTTGGGCCAGTAATTACAAATGCATCATTTAACGGATTAAGCATTGGAAAATATTCTTCAGGTATATTTTCAAACTTCAATGTTGGGTCTAAATCTTTTTCAAATTGTTCATATTGTTTCCAAGCTGTTTCAAAATTATTTTGTTCTATTGATTTTTTTAAAATAGCTAAATCTTTATGATATTTTTCAGGTAGTTCTAATCTTAAATTTTCTATATCTTCTAATGTTGCTATCTTACGGTTCTTTTCTGGAATATTTGTAAAACTTTCTAAATTTTTAGCAACACCTTCTTGTTCACCAAACATTCTAACATTATTCCAACTTTCAAATGCAGAGTTTTTTAAATTACGTAATTTTTCAGAAACTTGTGCTGCTTTTTTAAACAATGCTGGAAGACCTCTTACAACATTTCCAGAGAAAAAATCTCTTCGTTTAGTCAACATTGGATGAAATGCGGAAGGTTGTGCTGGAGTTTTATCAGCGTAAGGATCGTCTGATAAACCTAATATAGAACCAAGCTGTTGAATACCTCTTTTTATAGAATCTAAATTAGCTTGTCCTCTATCGGACATTTCTGGAATTTCTGCTTCATCTTGAATTACCGGTCTATTCATTCGTATATACTTGTCATAATCTTCTCTTGCTTTTTCTATTGGAATGTTAAAATTTCTAGCTTCGTCCTCAAGTCTGTTTAGAGCTCTGTTATATTTGTATCCTTCTTGTGCTATTTCTAATGCAGGTAATGCAAAAGTAGATCCAACTTTTCCAACCTTAGTTGCTGCTTTAAATAAAGGCGATCTTAAAAATCTAGGAACTCCAGAGGATGCAGCAAGCTTCATAAAGTTTCCAAGTTTACCTTTTGACTTTTCGTAAAGATTAAAAGTTTTAGCAGTGAAATCTGTAAAAGCTGCAGGCACAGTGTATAACAATGGATTGTCTTCTGCAAAATCAGCTCCTTTTAAAAAAGCAGCTTGTATTATTGGAAGATCTATTCCAATAAGTCCTTTACCAAAACCACCTACAGCCTTTTTAGCTAATTGAATTGCTTTAGATGATTTTTGAATTAAATCAATATTGTTCATTGCACGAATTGGATCGTCTTCTAATATTTGAATAGCTTGTTGACATTTTGAAGGTAAGGCACCTCCTGTAAACATTTTTGGTTTTGCTGCACCTACAATAGCTTCACAAACATCACCACCTCCTTGGTTAATGGCTGTCTTTATTTTTTGTTTTGCATTATTCATGTTTTCATTAAATTGTTTAAACATATTTATTGTTTTAGTTTTTTCAGGTATAGGTGCTTTATCTGCTGTTTTTAAATTTAAACCTGTTTTTAAATTTATTGCTTCTAGATCTAATTTCTTTTTACCTTTGGCAATAAGTTCATTGGCTTCTTCTTTTGTAATCTTAGATAAATCTAAATCTGAATCAACCAAACCTCTTTTAGGATCAAAAGAGATGTCTTTTAATTTTTTGTAATTACCAGAATCATCTACTTCTAATAATTGAAAATTAACTAAACCTTGACCTTCTGTTCCTTTTAATTGTCCTCTTAAACCTTTTGCAATAGAGTTATATTTTTCAGCAGCAGCTTTTTTAGCAGCAACAGAAGCATCAGGATTATTTAAAGTAGCTAAAGCTATTTTTAAAGCGTTGCTACGAAGTTTTTCTACTCTTTGTACTTCAGGTGAAATATTGGCTGCAGCATCTATTAAACCCATCCTACTTAAAGTTTGTGTAGTAAATTTTGCATCGCCGTGTTGTATTTGAATTTTTTTAGCCATCCCTTCAGGAAAAATCTTTGACTTGTAATCACTAAGTTTTTCATAAATACCAAAAGGATCTTTTTGTCTATACATTTTATCTTTTAATCTTCTTATTTTTAGCTTGTACTCGTCAGTTTGAAATGGAAGAACGTTATCTTTGTACACATCACTAACAGCTATTTGTTCAACTAAATTTTTTGCTTGCTCTATACCCTTAGCGTCTGCTGTAAAAGAAAGAGTTTTATTATTTCCAAAAAATGCTTTGGATACCTCTGGATTTTGAATTGTAACTCTAACACTTTTGCTACCTCCAACTCCCGTATCTACCTGAAAACTTAATCCTTTAATTCTTAAATCTTGTAATTCTTTGTAAGCTTTTTCATTTAATTTTGTAACTCCTGTTTTTTTAGCTGCACCGGATACATCTCCACCTTTTTTACCTACGGTGGATAAATCTGTTTTTATAAAATCAACACCTTCTTCTAAATATTTTCTAACAGATTTTGTCGATGATTTTGTGCCGTTAGCAACTTCCATAATTGTAGGAGCTCTATTATTTTCTGATTTAAATTTTTCTACAAACTCAACTAACTTAGTTTTAGTTCCTTCTCTAAACTCTTTTCTTTTAGTTTCAGGGAAAGCACTTTCTTCAACCATAGTTTCTTCCTTTTCTAATCTTGGTTGAAACTGTTCTTTAAGTTCTTTCGTTAAGTTTAAAAACTCTTCTTCAGTAATTAAATTTTTTTCGTATAATTTTTGTAAGACATCTTGACGTAGGAATAATTTTGTTCCTTCTTCAACCCCTTTGTCGTATTCTTTAATTCGATCAACTTTAGCGGAAAGACCCTCTTCAAAATTTTGACGAGTTAAATGACTCATCATATCATTGTATTGAGCTATCTTCATTACAGCCCCATTAAATAATTTAATCCACCACCTGCGTTAGGTTTTCTATCTTTAGGATCAAAAGCTGTTATATCTTCTATCTCGCCTTTTTGCTTTATATCAAGACCTTGTCTTGGTTTAAAATCGTATATTTTTTTCTCTGTTAAAATTCTAGATAGTTCAGGATAGCTTGAAACTTCCAATAGTTCTTCAGAAATATTATCTAATGCTTCTAGTATTTCATCACCATAAATCTGTCTAGCCATATCAATTGGATCTTGGCCTTTTATTCTAAAACCTAGTCCTGCTTTTTCTAAAACATCTCTAGCTGCTGTTCTAACCATGGCTTCTACATTTCTATTTGGAAAACCTAAAAATTCTCTTTCTGAAGAAGTTAAATTTTTTGTTGTTGCAAAATCTTCTCCTTTAACAACTTCATCACTTTTACCTAACTCAACTAATTCATCAAAAGTTTCGTCTCCTCTTAAAGAGTCTAATCCTTTTGCAGTAGGGGTAACGTTTTTAATATTTACCTTATCCCACTCTTTTAATAAATCATCTTTTAATGGACTTCCAAAAACATCATCAGGGGGTCCTAATGTTTCATCTAAATATTGTTCATACTCTTTTCTAGTAGCAAACTCTTCAGGTTTTCTAATAAGGTTTTTTTGTTTTTTGATATCTACTACTTCACCTTTTTTCGTGTCAAGTTTCTTGATGCCAGACGCTGGAGTCTTTTTGAAAAGATTATCGATTTGTCTTTCCAATAATTCACTAACTTGACCGAACGATCTTCTAGCAAACTCCATGATATCAGCTTTAGTTAAACCTTTAGTGGTGCTGAGTAATCTTCTTGCTACTTTTAAAAATTCTAAAACTCCCTTTGGATTCATTAATAATATGTCCTCTGTTTTTGTGGTAAGGGTTCATCTTTATAATCTTCAGGATGTTCAATAAAACCTCCTTGACGAAACCTCATCACTGCTTGTGTCATAGAGTCAACCAAGTCATCGTGATCTCCATAAGGAAATGCAGCGCATTCCTCGATTACCTCTTGCGCAAACTCCATGTCTTTGGGCGCCCATATTCTCCCTGATTCAAACAGTGGAGAGACTGCGTTTACCCTAGTGTGCTTATCGTTGCCTTTACTGGGTGAGAAATTTATAACAGGTATTCCCATCTTTCGCAACTCATAAGTGAGAGGTAACCCTGATGCCTTACTCTCGATTATAACTGTTTCCGGTTGCCAGTAGCCATATTGTTCTAAAGCAACACGTCTTAACTCAGGAAACTCATACCTACCTTTAACAGAATCAATTAATATTAAATGCTGACCTGAATCTTCGTTTGGAGTAAATACACCCCAAGTCGTAATGGCACTAAAGTCTGCTGAAGTTTTTTTCATGAAAGCGGTATCGTAAGATTGTATAACATGTTGTAAGGCAGGTAACTCTTCTTTCTCCCAATCATTCCACCACTCTCGTTTAATTAAAGATCCTTCCTCAGCTGTTGGATTCTGCATATACTGTGCATTCCATTTTGACATGGGAATAGAAGCTTTGACTGATTCTAAATCTTTTTTGCTCCAGTATTCAGGCCACAGGGGTTTACCTGAAGGCATAATTGCTGGGAACTCTATGACCTCCCATTGATCTGCTTTTGGTTCCTGTTGCATTTTGATAAGACGCCCTGCTAAATCTTTTTCATTCCATCTTGTCATAACCAAGATAATTGATCCACCTGGCTGTAAACGTTGACGAGGTCCAGATGTATACCATTCAAAAGTTCTATCTAGAGCTTGTGCATTCATTGCATCTTGCTCAGTATGAGGGTCATCAATAATTAATAGGTCAGCACCTCTTCCAGTAATAGCTGATCCAACACCGGCAGCATAATATTCACCCCCTTGTTCGGTTTCCCATTTACCAGCAGCTTGACTATCTTCTTTGAGTCTTGTTTTAAATACGGATTGATATTCTGGAGAGTCAATTAATTGTTTTGCTTTACGACCGAAACGTACAGAAAGTTCGGTTGTATTTGTAGACTGAATGATTTTGAGCTTCGAGTTCCTTCCGACCATCCAAGCAGGCAACAGGAAACTGGCGAACTCAGACTTGGTATGTCTTGGTGGCATATTGATAATTAATCTTTTGATCTTGCCTTCAGCTAATTTATTAAATTTTTCTGCTACAATCTTATGATGGGACCCTTCAACAAAATCCGGCCAAACATGTTTTACAAAGCTTAAAAAATCAGTTGCAATCTGAGACTCCTTTTTCTTCTCTTTCCATTGGTTCATGTAAAGAGCAAACTGTCGTTTTATATCAGGCGGAAGTTTATCTAAATTCTTTAGTTTTTCTTTGTCTAACTTCATAAAGTTTTAAATTTTTGCAAAATTTTTACAGGTTAATTTTGAAACCTTAAAAAGTATTTTTATACCATAAGTATACAAAAGTTCAAAATAAACCCCAGGTTGTGGGACCCCTTGTTGTACATAAGTAAATTAACTATATAAAAAAATTTGATTTTCGGGAGAGCTTTGGGACCACTATGCCAGGCCCGTTAGGGCCTGGCTGAGAGAGTTAGTCTAGTAAAACCATGTACGCTTTCGCGTTATGCTTTCTAAACCAATTAAGATCGGCTCGTACTTTATCCCATAGTTTAGAAGCGCCATAGCCTGCAACTTTATCCTCTAGAGTTGCTGCTATCTCATTAATAAAGATAGCGTCATGTTTCGCTGCTTCTTCTTTTGTTAGCATAACAGATTCACCATTGAATCTGTTTCTTCGTTCTTCTGTTCTTTCTTTTGTCATTTGTCCTCTCTTTCTAATCCCACATTACATGGGATTAGTATTATTGTCAACCTCTTTTATTCTTGTTTCAACTCGTCTGCCCCAATATGAATCAACTGTTTCTTTAACTACTTCTATTGGAGTTTCAAGACACTCGGTCCTCGGTGCAATGGCTACAATATCTCTAATGTGTTTATGTGCAAAATCATTATAACAACTGACACTACAAAAATAATCATAGAAATTTGTATATGGTCGACTATATGGTTTTACCTTACGAGTTCTTAAAACCTTTGAACCCTTGACACCTCTCACTCGGTCAACAGTATGTCTTTTATGGCACTCAGGTCCATGACACCAATTAAAATCACTCATAGTTTGGTAACCCCCCAAACATTGAACAAATGCCACCAAAGGAAAGTATTACTCCCAATAATGCATGGTCCGCTGAATGAATAAAAACAATCACTCCCAATAGTGCTAATATAAAACCAACTAACACCATTAATAAACTCATTATTAAATTCATTAGTACCTCACTTTCCAACTTCTTGACGCGGTTCTATAACCATGAGCGTCCAAGTCATAATAAACATAATAAGGTACACCTTTTTTATTTGTACCAAATCTAGACTTGTCGTCATGTTTGCCGCGTCTAGTTATGTGTTTTTTGTCTTTGTTACTGTAATATATTATATAAAACATATTTTCCTCTCTTTCTGTCCCTATCCTATACGAGATAGGATAGGGTGTCAACTGTTAATTTATAGATTGTTGCATTTGTTTTCTTGCAAAAGCAATTTTCTGTTCTCTTGTTAAGACCTCTTTATCTTCTAAAAGACTTGCCAAGTTTTCAGGACTATAGATTGATAATGCTAAACTAGAACTTTCATTTAACATACT